GACTTATGTTCAACCTGTGAATGGAAGTGAGTTTATCAATAATACATATGTCTCTTGGGATAATGACATGCCAATTAAAGGTACGCTGGTTCTTGATAACCCCCCAATGGAAGAAGACGACTACAACGCATCAATAAATTATTACGCAGATGGTTCTTCCGGCTCATCAAAATTGACAGTTATACGCAATACAACAAAAAATAAAACTGTAGAGGAAGAATTAAATGGTAAGGAAATAAGGGTGACAAAAACTGAATTCATAAACGCCTCTACACTTGATGAGTTATCTCAGGACACAAGTGATCAGGTATACCTAAAGAGTGAAAGACTAAAAATCAGACCTATTTTTGCGGGTAATTTCAGACAATTTTTAGTCCAAAGTAGAATCACAAAGTTAATCGAAAAACATGTAAAATGTCCAAATATCTGGTCTCTCTGTGGTCCAAATGATAGAATGAAATTACGATCTTTTTTTAATAGCAAATTGAATGATAATATTGAAAGCACATTAAACAACAAAAACCCTAAATACCTGTTTTTATCTGTTGACTTTTCAAATTTTGATCACACTATAAAATGGAATACAATAAAGAAAATAGTGAAATTGCTTGTTTATCATATCTTACAAAAATATCCTAACAATATGAGATCCATAATCCTGGATGATTTGGATGAATTTCTAAACCTTGAACCTGAAGTTTATTATAATAACATAAAATTCACATATAAAGATGGAATGCTATCAGGTTGGAAATTCACAAACATAATTGAATCCTTCTTGAATATATATTTCTGTGTATTAGCCCTTAAATTAATGAAGGAAAAAGAAGATGTACAATTCTCTCATGAACTATCAGTCGGAAATGGAGATGATAATGTCACATGTTTAAAACTATTGAAAAATTACTCTCCAGATTACATCGCCGGATTGTACAAAAAATATATAGAAAGCTTTGGTTTTAAATATAGTGCAAAAAAGTCCTTACCAAGCTTCTATATGTATGAATGGTTGAAAGAGGTCTACACATTTAATGGTTCAAAAGTAGGGTACGGTTTCAGACAATGGACTTCTTTCATGTATAAACAGCCAGTATCTTCAGCACAGTATCAGCTTATCAATGAATTATTCGAACTGGCAAGGACAATTTCTGATACTTACAATTGCAATTTTGATACAATTCTCAGATCAATTCTGTCAAGGTCGAAAATTTCTTCAGTCCGATCTAACATAGAAAGTATTCTAAGAGGCAATTACGAAATAGACAGGATTGAGATTCTTATGTATTCTGTGAAAAAAGAGACAATTGATACTCCAATATTCAAAGCACTACATAGTCTGATTCCTGATAAAGACTTCTTAATTGAAATAGTATCAAAGGTATATCTACAAAATTACCAAAGAAAAGAAAAAATAAAAAAGAAAGAGAAGAAAACGGATAAATTACTTGATACTGCTCTAACTAAGTTCTTTGATCCTAT